CTCAGCGACCTGAGCCGCCTCAATCTGGAGCTCAGAACGCAGCCAATCGGCGTACATGCCGCGCGAGACGAACGTCCCGAAGATGTACGGGACTTCCTTTTTAGCCCACTTAGCAGGGTGAGTCGTCGGGGACTGACCAGCGGTGGTGGCTTCCAAGCACTCCCAGAAGTCTCCGTAATGAGGCTTGCCGGGAATGGGCATGGTCGTGCCAGTGCCGCTTCCGCTGTCGAAGTAAGCCTGTGCTCCCACTGAGTAGGCGAGGCTGGAAGTCCAGACGTCACCGAACAGTTCAGGCTTCTTGATGCGGTACTCCCCCCAGACCGTAGAAGGGTCTGAGCCGAAGACCAGCTTAACCACGCTGCCATCGTTGTAGATGCGGTAGGAGAGTGGCTGGGCTTTCGGGGTTAAAAGGGGGTCTTGGTCGTAGCAGTTCAGAACCTCGCCGGCATCGGCAGGGATCGCGGCGGTAACGGTACCAGTGGTAGCGTTCACGGTGAACTGAGCCACACGAACCAAGTCAGGCCAATCCTGGGACTCCCAGGCCATGCGAAGGCGCTGGTTAGCGAAGTCACGGAACTGGGCGAACGTCTCGTCGGAGATGTTATGCCTGTCCTGTCCAGCGAGCTGGATGCCTTCAAAGAGGATGGTGCTGAAGTTTACGGCTCTCAAGAGAGGTATCCGTCGGAGGTGAAAATTGACCCGTTGACCACTGTCCGCTTGACGCGGTTTTTAACAGCGACCTCCGGGTTGTGCTTGATGAAGTCATTCACGAACGACTTGTCATCCCAGCACTCATAGCCGAGGCGTTGGCCCCAGTAATGAAAAGCAGCAAGGGGGATCTGAGCCTTTAGCTCCCCGACCCCCTCTAGGCTAGAGGCGGCGTTCGCATGACGGAACGCTGCCTGCTGCTTAGCCTGAGAATAGGCGGCTGTTTCCTGCATCCGCCATCCGTTGAGGAGTTCCCTCTCCACCTGATTTCTCAGATGGGAGGGGATAACCTCAGCGAAGGACTGGATGATATCAGCCACCTGTGGATTAGGCGCTGAAGTCGAACTTACCGAAGGCCAGCGGGTTGTACACGCAGAGGCCGGCGACGGCTTCGACGAGACGCGCTTCGCCACCACCAGCGTTCGGGAGCTCAGTGACTTCAGCGACGTTGCCGCCGTAGCGCACTTCGAGCATGTCGAACGGGATGATGTAGCCCGAGAAGTTGTTCTTCAGGAACAGCGACGGGTGCAGGCGGATCTGGCCGAAGTCACCTTCGAACACGTCCACGGAGCTGATGTAGGACGGCTCGGAGGAGTCGCGGGTCAGCGTGCGGATGGTGTTGTACTGGTTGGTACCAGAGGCGGAGGTCGTGAAGACCAGGTTCGTGAAGGCGCGCTTCAGGGTCGGGCCGACGATGGCGTCGTAGTTCTTGAACTGGCCGGTCTGGGAGTAGATGCCGGTCAGGACGTCCTGAACGACGGACTCCGTGAGGGAGGCGGTGCCAACGGTGCTGATCTGCGCGGCGGCAGGGCAGAACGAGGAGGCAGCAGCCGGGAGGTCAACGGTGTCGATGTTAGCGGCGGTGACGATCCACTTGTCCAGACCACGGGTGCGATAGCCGACGGTGCCGTTATCGACCTGGGCGCCCTGATTGGCGCACATCGCGACTTCCATCTCGCGCTTGATGAGCGTGATGGCCTTCGAGACGTTGTTGGAGAGTTCGTCGCGGACGCCGGCGACGTTGGTAGCCGAGGACTGCGTGAGCTTCGAGACGCGGACAGCCTTGCGGAAGATCTGCACTCGGTTCGAGAGTTCGACGCGGTACTGGGTAGCACCATCGACGGTGTAGTTGTCGTAAGCAGCGACGTCAGTGCCATCGACGATCGGCGTAGGAGCCGAGGTGGACGGGAGACGGTCAGCCTGCCAGCGGAACAGGGTGTTGCCGGGTTCGGCACCCTTCTTCGCCATGGAGGTGAAGGGGGTGTCCTTAGCATCGACGAGGGCGATGAGGTTAGCGAGGTCTTCGCGCTTACCGGCGTTGACGAGGCTGCGTTCGGTGAGGAGGGCCATGATTGTATTCCTGGGTAGGGGGGGTTAGGGATTAAATGAAGTTCTTAGAGATTAATACTCGGGCGAGGTCTTCTGCGGTCGTCGTTTTGCGAAAACGATCCACGGCGGTTCGAGCCTGTACTTCTGCGGGCTTGGACTTAACCGGGGTTACGGTGGGACGGACGGGCTGTACTTGTGCTTTCCTCTGAGGTGCCTGGGGAGCCTGACCTTCGCGGGTCATGTATCCTCTGACATAATCACCAATGAACATCTTGAAGTCGGGGAACGTCTTAAGTTTAGGGAAAACTTTGAGGACATTCTGAGCTACTTGATACTCCTTGCTTTCCGGCTTGTTCCACCAAGGGTAATGCTTGGTGGCGATTGGCTCAATCTGTTCGCGCGTTTGGATCGCTCCCAGCTGTTTCGGCAGCTGTTCTTCGATGGCGCGCGTAGCATTGACCAACATCCGGGTGACGTCCTCTTGGCCGTATTCCTTGTCACCAAGGACAAAGCCGTAGGGGTTTTCCATGCACTTGTATTTTAGCCAGCGGGCGTTTTCCAGTTCCTTTTCGACCTGTGCCTTAGTCTGAAGCGACTCGAACGGGTTAGATGCGTCATTGACGCTAGTGACCGCCGTGTCGGACTGAGGTGCCGATTGGATTTGCTGTTTCAGCGCTTCCATCTCCTCGCGGAGCTTGGTGACTTCCTCCTCGGCCTGCTTGCGCTTAGCCGTGAGTTTGTCGATGCGCTTCTGGACGCCCTTGGGAAGATCGCTGTCTTCGTCGTCGTCTTGCGTATGCTGTGAAGGAACTTCGTCGATACCATCCTCTGCCTGGGGGAGTTCCGTGTCGGTTACTTCGTCCTGCTGGGACGCTTCGCCGTCGTTGGAGTCCTTGACTTCCGTCTGGATTTCGCCCTCATCACCGGCCTCGGGCTGTGCCGCCTGTTCAGCGTCAGCGAACAGGGTGCTACGGAGGATATCCGCGAGCTTATCTTGGTTTAACGCCCCTGACTGGGCATTTGACTGTACCTCGGGGTTGTTTTGAGCCGTTCCGATCTCGGCGTTGGTGTTGTCTTCCATATTCAGAGAGTTTTGCGTCCACTCAGAGGACGTATGGGCAGTAACGCCCTAAAATGATGTAAGTCAACGTGGGTCAGCCCCGCTTGCGAGGTTTGGCAAGATTACGCATTATTCTTGACCCCGAAACGCTCTCGGAGGGCTTCCGACTGCTCAGAGAGGAGCAAATCCCGGAAATCCCTAAGAGCTTCGGCACGTCCGCAAGCGTGAACCCTCTTTTCGCCTTCGATGCTATAAGAGATAGCACGATCGACTTCAGCGGCGATAGCAGAGTCCATATACGCGAGAACAGCGTCAAAGACTTCGTTTTTCTCGAAGCCGAGCGTCCGCCTGACTTCTTTCGGGTCAAGCGCCATAGCCGGGTTGCTGGCCCTCCTGCGCCATCTTATCCGAGACAGGGGTGACGCCTAGGCGCCCGATGGTCTTGTTCTGCTGCTGCTGAACGCTCATCTGGAGGTTCTGGATGTAATTCTGGATAAGAGCCTGGAACTGCGGGTCGCTCTGAGACTGCTGCTGAGCCTTCGGGTTCTTCTGGACGATATCCTGGAGATACTGGAGCTTAGTCCCGGCGGTTGGGTCGTTTTCGACGTATTGGACTTCCATGCCGGCCATCATCTTAGCGATATCCGTCTGGACGTCGTTATAGAGCTTCTGGGAGGCAGTCTTTTGATCCAAGAGCAAGTCCTTAGCAGACTCAGGGCTGATAGCCTCGATAAAGCGCGCGGTGAGCTTATTGCGGTCGATAACGCCACCCGCGTCCATCGGAACGACGAACGAGGCAATCGCCTTGAGCTTCTCCATGACGTAATCGGTGTCGAGTTCGCGGACGTTGTAAGAAACGCCGATATCGTACATCTGCGAGATTTCGTTCGGCGTCATGACGATAGGCGTGCCGACGATGCGCTCGATTTCGCTGCCTTCGAGGTATTGGACGGACAGGCTGACCATCTGCTTCAGAACCCGGCTCCAAGCCGTAAGCCAGTTATTCACAATGAACTGCTGGGTCATCTGCGTCTTCTGCGGGGGGACGGCAGGGTTGAACAGGCCGAAATAGGCCGCGTTCTGGGCTTCCACACGATCAATGAGGTTGAAGGCGAGTGTAGGATTGCCCGAGGGCGGCGAAAGGAACGAGTAATCGTCAGGGGTAGTGACGGGGAGCAGGGAACCGGGGGCAATCTGGTTCTGGGTGCCGAGTCGCTTCTTTACCTTGATAGGGGGGAGCGTTTCAAAGGCAGTGCG